GCGTATAAGGGCTGCGGCGGGGTCGCCTGTGACGAGCGCGAGCGAGACACAGCCGACCGCCGCCGCGGCGAACGGGAGCACTCTGATTGCAGTTGGAAAGCGCCCCATGGGCACGTTCCCAGAGACGCCGCCATATCCGGCGAGCTTCTGATTTTCGCGATGGGATACCATGCCCCCGAACCTTGGGGGCGAAATGGACATTCGATCAAGCCTAGTTCTGGCTCTACTGCTGCTTTCGGCACCTGCGCACGCGCAACAACTACGCTCGGCAATCGGCCCGCAGCCAGCGCCCAGGTACACGCCGCCAACTCCGAAGGCGAGCAATCTTGGCGCTGAACCGCTGAAATGCCAGCAGCACCTCGATCCGCGCATTCGGCTCTATTGCGCCGACATTGAACGATCCTTGATCCAGAGCGAGGCGCGTCGCCAAGGCATACCAACGCCATCGAGCGAGATTGTTCGCATGCCTGCCTACGGGAGCGCTGAGGCAAAGCAGCTGGGCGCTGCCTGTATGGGGGGCACTGCAATGCGTCGCCTGAGCAACGGCTGGGAACAGTTGCGAAACGCCAAGGGCGAATGGCTGCGGTGCCGCGAGCAATGAATCGGGGTGTAGGGGCGGCGCCCCTACGGAAGCGCCTTACACGCGCTCGCGGCGTTGTGGCCCCGGTACCGGCAGGATTGCTGCTGGCGGCTCGGCGTCAGGGCCAGCCATCGCCACCGCCGAACGCTGTTTGCGTTGGCTCACAACATCCCGCAAATTGACGACATTGGCAGGATGATGGCGAATGCCGGCGTCTCGATTACGCACATTTTTGGAACTGTCGATCGATGGCGCCGAACGGGCAGCCTCCATCATCCGACGCCATTCCTGCGCTTGGCAGGCGGTGAGCGACAGCCAGGCCAGATCTTCGGGAAGCAGCTCGCGGCCTTCGGGTGTGATCAGACGATCACCGAGGAAAGAAAAACCGGCCCAAGGGCCGGTCAGGTCGATACGGTGGTGCGGGTCAAACTCAATCATGCCGCGATCTCATCCTTGGCCGGGGTCCCGGGGCGCAGGCAAGAGCCAAGCCAGAGGCCCAGCCATTGCCACGCGGAGCCGACGAAGCCAACGGCCGAGCGATACAGCATTTCGCATAATGTATATTATGTTCAGAGCAATCCGGGGGTGGCTGGCACGTCTCTTGCCGCTGCCCCGGCACCTACTCTGGCATGGAGCCTGATCGTGCGTGATCGGAAACTGACCGGCCCTTGGGCCGGTTTTTCGTTTAAGGGTGGCCGACTGGTCACGCCCGAGGGACGCGAACTGCTGCCCGAGGATCTTGCCTGGCTGTCGCTCACTGCTGCGCAAGCGCAGGAATGGCGCAGGATGATGGAGGCCGGCCGCGCGATCGGCAAGGCCCGGAAACCCTTGTCCTTCAACGCCGCCAGTGTCGTGAACCTCTCTGATGCTTTGGCACATCGCCGGGAAAAGCGGTCATCGGTGACGATGACTGGCCCCGACGCCGAGCCGCCAGCAGCAGTTCTGCCGGTACCGGGGCCGAGACCTCGCCAGCGCGTGTGAGGCGTTTCCGTAGGGGCGCTGCCCCTACACCCCGGCTACAATGCGCACAGGACGCCTTGGGGGACGTATGGAGCGCGAACGACCGGAATACCTGCCGCCTATCCAGCGCAGCCGCTGGAACTTTCCGTGGCTGATCACTGGCTTTCTCACGCTGTTGAGCCTTGGCACGATTGGCGTCCTGATGCTTGGTCGCACCAACAGTGCATGGAACCAGCGATTTCTGGATGCAGGTCAGCCAGCAGAATCCCAACGCACGGAACTCCCGGCGCGGGCCGAAGCTGAAACACGGCCGAGCGCCACCGAAATTGCAAACGTCAGGACACGCCGCGCGCAAGCCGAGGCCGCATTCCGTAGTCAAAATGATGGCTTGCGCTGCATCAACGGGATGATGTTCCGCCGAATCGACGGTGGCTGGGAGAACCTGCCCGGCTCCCGTTGTGGTGAGCAGCCATCGAGCAATGTGCAGTGCTTCGCAGGCAAGCCCTATCGGCAGATGGCGGCAGACGGTGGCTGGGTCCTTTCGCCGCGCGACCGCTGCCCGTGATGCATCACGATAATCAGAAGCTTGGCGGGTAGGGTTTGGATTCCGGGAACGTGCCCATGGGGCGCTCACCTACGCGCACGATAGCGCCCCCACTACTCGCCGCCATGACCGCGCCCGCGCCGCCGCCGCTTCCACTCGCTACGCTCGCAGAATCAGCGGCAGCACGGTCACTGTCCAGGCGGTACAACGTTGGCTCTTCCTCGCGCCGGGGTGCTTCCCTCGGCCACGCCGTGGCGACCGTCTCAAACGAACCCGCTGTGAGCCGAACCCCGTACACGGCGACCCTCAACTGGTAGCCCATCGCGATCAGTGCATCGAAGGTCAACTGATCCACGGTGTTGCCTGAGCCATCGACCCACTCGACCATGCCCACCGAGCGTTCTCCGAACCGAGCGGTGAAAGCCAGTCGAATCCGATTCGCCTGCGTCATGGCGGCCACATAGCGCTGTTCGACCGTCATCCCGGCCAGCGGATCGGCTGCGGGAACCGCTACGGCTGCGGCCGGCGCAGCGCCGGTGCTGATGGGCTTGTGGGCGCCCTGCCCCTGCGTTGCCTTGGTGCCTGCCGGGGCCGCTACAGCAGCTTCCGGCTCGTCGCTGTGCATCATCCTGATGAAGTAGCCGCCGAATGCCCATATGCCGAAGATCAGCCCCACGGCGGCAATGGCGATCTTGGGGGCGAGTTGCTTCCAGATGTTGGTGCCACCTTCCTCATACACCTCTGCATTCTCGGCGCCGACCGCATAGCCATGGTACAGCGGATAGATGGCCGGATCGTACTTAAGCGTCTTGCCGCCAACGACCTCGAATTTGCCCGGGCTGGTGGTGTGGTAATACGTGACCCGGTAGCGCGATTTCAGGCCCACAGCCGTGAGCTTCTGGAAGACGTTCTTGCGCTCGATACGCGCCCTCACCGCCTGATGCACGCGGTTGATCCACTGCGTCATGATCAGCACGTCGCCGCCGTTCTGGCCGATCAGGGCGAAGAAGTTCTCCACTTCCTCCGGCAGCTGGTTGCGCTGTGCGACGTAGAACTCGTGCACCTCATCGATCACGACGAGCGCATCCTTGAACTCATCGGGGATGCACCACTGGCCGGTTTCTGGATGCCTGGAGCATACGAAGGTCCTTGCAACGTCCTTGGTCTCAACCAGCGTCAGCAGCTTGTGGACCTCATCCGCGGGCATGTTCAAGTATTCGGCGATGCGCTCATGGTGCAGGCCGTTGAGGCGCGCAAACACCCGACGCCCCTTCTTGAGCGTGGGCAGGATGTGGTTCTTGACCGCGTCGTAGCTCTTGCCTGCGCGCGGCACGCCCTCGTTGAAAACTAGCATGTCACCACTTCCCCAAGGTCAGAATTTTCCGGGTGATGAAGAACACGATCCCGAGCGATACCACGGTCATGCACTCGGGAATCTTGAAGATGTTGACGAACCACGCGATGGTCGGCCCCGCGTTGGCGAACAGAGTCCCGAGCTTGTACTCAGTCATGAACTCCGGCACCGGCAGCTTTTCCAGCGCATGTGCGGCCAAGTCCAGGACTTGTTCGATCGCGTACAGCACAAGATCACGGAAGAACTCAACGATGGCAGTCCACAGCCGCTCCACCTGCCTGCGGATGTACTCGGTCAGATCGTTGAGCCACCCGGCGTGCATCGTCACGAATGCGATTAGGTTGATCATGTCAGCGCGATCTTGATTGCGTGGAAGGCGGCAAACGCGAGCAGCAGCCAACCCAGCAGTTGAAGGATGGCGACGATCTCGGGCTTACACAGGAAATCGAACGTCATGGCGTCCCAATACGCCGTCGCCGGGAACGTGAAGATCGGACAAGAGGCGCTGACGTTGATTTCAAAGAAGCTCTTGGTGGCATCAATGATCGGAGCCTTGCTCACCCGCTCGGCAAATTCGTCGTAGAGCTTCTCGACGGTCTTGCCTTCCGGCTTGTACAGCGCGTCCCCATCGCCCCCCGGCTGGCCGGGGCCATCACCATCCCCCTCACCGGGACCTGGGCCGGGACCCGGACCAGTACCATCGCCGCCCCCATCTCCATCTCCATCTCCATCTCCATCGCCATCACCATCCCCGTCTCCGCCACCCTCGCCTCCATCACCGCCGCCCGGATTGGTGCCGCCGCCATCGCCATCACCGCCCCCGTTGTCGCCTCCACCATCGCCACCACCCGGATCCGTGCCACCGCCATCGCCGCCCC